AGGATTTGAAGTTGTTGTAGTATTGGTTGTTGTAGCCACAGGCGCTAGTCCAGTTCCACCTTGACCACTTTCAGGCTCAAAAGAATGTAACTCTGAGTTGGGATTGTGTGGTTCGTATCTTCCCCTTTCTCTTACATGCTGCCCTGAATGCGCTTGTAGCCTTTTATTTTTTAAAGCCTTTAAAACTTTTTTATTATTTCTATTAGATCTTTTATTACTCATTGTTTATCCTAAGTGTGCAAAAATAACAGAAGTAGCTCCTGCAAAAACAACAGAAACAACAAGCCATGCAAGTCTTTCCCACCGTGCAGCATGAGATGCAGCTAACTCCCTTAACTGTTTTAACTCAGCCGTGGCTTCTCCCCAACGCTCTCCACATTCTTTCTCATGTTGAGCAATCTTTTCTAAAGCCTCTAGAGCTATCTCCATCTCAGTTTTTACTGCCATAACTACTTTCACCTACTGCTTTGCTTTACCAACATTAATGGCTAACAAGTCTGTAAGTTTGTAAAACTTTTCAATCCATTTATTATTATTAGGAATAGGTTTTAAAGCAGCAATAATAGAAGCTACAGTAACAATTGTTGTAATAATATTAATTAAATCCATTTTAAACTCCTTAAAAGATTATAGCATATTTTCTGAAGGTTGTCAACTGTTAAAATTTTATTTTATACGTCTTAACTTTTAAACTCACATCTCACCGTAAACCAGTATGTACAATATCCCTGTATATGTATTCGCGCCAACTGCCGTTTGCCTAGCACTAGCGATGTTTTGAGATGCGGAATTGGTGTGGAAGTCATTGCCCCAGTAGCTCCAAGATGTCTGAGCAGGTGTGGTAGATCGCCAGTTATCTCCCTTACCGCTTGATAGATTCCCATCAAAGAAACAAAGCACCTGCGTGTCGTGGTCTGAATCTTGGTTTTCACCAATAACGCAGAAAGAGTCTGCGTGACCAGATATGCCAGTGCCCCCAATGTTTCCAGAAGACGCTGACGTTCTAACAGCGGAGTAACCGTTATAGCCAGTTACCATCTCCGTAATGCCGGGACTTACCGCTAAAACCTGAGAATCACCTCCAGTATTTCCGTGATTACTTACTCCAAGATAATTATTAGCGTTCATTGCAGTGCCTATTCTTTTTAGGATGTCATAAATGCTTTCGTTACCTGAAGTATTACGGCTGTTGTTGTAATTTGGTTCGTAGACCGCATAGATAGAGTTAGAAGACGGAGTTGTTAAATTCCCGTTGCCGTTTATATAAGCGAACTTTGTGACGTTGGTGCAATCAAAGAACGCCTTGTATACGCCTTCGCCATCGCCTATTGCAGTTCTTGAACCCGCACCTGTTGATGATTTAGTAGCACTCAAGAATGAAGATGTTCCCGGATTCGCAAAATGAGCTTCAGTACGGGTTGTTGTTTTAATTCCTGTAGCCGCCATTAGGATATGCCACCGTGGGCCACCGGCACCACCACCAACAGCACCAAAGCCATTTATATTATAACCAAATCCAGACACGGCTTACTCCTTATGCGTCATTTGAAGCGTTGGTAGTAAAGAACAACTTAATCCCTAACAGTCTTGCATCGCCTGTCTGGTTATCTGCTGACACATCGCGCATTACCTGAAAGTACGTTTGCGTATCTACAGCGGCTCCTGTAATAGTCACTGCACCAGAAACCGCTGTGACATTCATGTCATTAGAAGTTCCAGAGTGCGCTTTAGCCGTAGCAACTACGTTAGTGCCAAATGCTGTATTAATGCTGGCGTTGTCTGCAAAAGAAACACCAGAAAGTCCCCAAGCTACTGTGCCTGTGTTGGTGCCAGTAACTGTGAAGAACGCTTGAAAAGTTACTGTACCTTCATTCCAAGATTTTGGAAAGGCTACAGTAAACTGTGCATTTTCGTCTGAGCTTGCATCAAAGTCTAAGCACTTTAGCTCTGGGCCATTTGATAACTCTACTTGCTGTAAGTCTGAGCAACCTGCTGTTGTATTTGGATACATTGCCGCAGCAGGTACGTAGATAGTTTCAAGCCCTGCAACTTTAATGTCACTAGATACTTTAGCTGAAGTTACTGCGTCATCAACTATTGAAGCCGTTACTACTGCATTAGATGCTAGTTGAGCTGCACCCACAGCGTCATTAGCAAGTTTAGCTGATGTAATATTAGCATCTGTAATTTTAGCAGTTGTAATAGCGTTGTTAGCTACGAGTGCAGTTGTAATAGCGTTATCAGCTATTGAAGCAGAAGTTACTGCATCATTAGCAATGCTAGTAGCTTTAATTTTTGTTGTAGCCATTTTACTATCCTAAAGTTGGACGGGTATTTGGAAAGTCTTCTGTGCTAGGCCACTCACGCAAAGCCTGACGGTAAGCCAACACTGCTGAAGCATTAGGGTAATCAGAGACTGTAGCGGCTATATCCGTTTTCCGTAATTCTTCGTCACGCCATCTACGAGCTTTTGTCTCAACTGAAATATTATCTTCTACTACTATTAAAGCCATTATTTTACCCTCACGTAAGCTTCTGCGCCTAAATAAACCATCTCTGATGTCATAGCGTGTGATCCTGCTGCCGGAACTCTAGGTAATCCATATGAAGATTGATATTCATAAAAAGTAGCATAACCATCTAGCACTACATGTTTAGAACCATTCCAAACTAGACCTCTAACATAATTATACGGTTCCTGAACAGCAAAAGAGACATTCTGATAAACTCCAGATGAATTATATTTGTATACTTTTTTAGAAGTATCGTCCAAAACCCAAAAGTTTGAACCATCCCAAGATAACCCTTTGGGATTAATAGCTTGAGATGCAACAGAAAAAGAAACATTTTGGTAGGTTCCTGATGTATTATATTTGTATACTGCGTCATTTTGGTCACCTAAAACCCACAAATGGCTACCATCCCAAGTTATTGCTGTAGGGGCATTATCTTGAGATGCTGTAGAAAAATTAACACCTTGATAAGATCCCCCAGTACTCCACTTACTAACTCTATCGTTAGCGCCACCACAAAGCCATAAAGAAGTACCGTCGTAAGTTATTCCTGATACCGAAGAATGTTGTGCGCTTATACTAAATCCATTAGTACCAGTACCGCCTGTTGAAGAAAACCTTTTTACGTAGTCACTATAATCACTTGCTATCCAATAATAAGTACCATCCCATGCAATATCACCGCCGTAACCCCCATTTATGCTATTATCATGTACGTAAGAATTACCATTAAAATTTATACCATATACCGCATCTGGGTAAGTAGACTGAGTAGTTTCAATTACACCGGCTTTTAAGTACACTCTACCGTCAGCCAATGTGACAACATTTGCGTCTGACTTTAATAAAATAACTTCATTTATTTGTGAGTTGCTACCACCACCACCTAAACTAATAGCCATTTATAGCTCCTCCCATCCAATTGTTGCATCAACATAAACCAAAGAAGCTCCAGCATCTGCTGCAAGCTCTCCATTGTCTGCCGTTGAATTTATTTTTGAGCCGTTGCGAGCTACAGTGACTGTGCCGGTTCCAGCGTTTTTAATGAATACTACATCACCAGCACTAGGGCTTGCGGGTAGTGTAATTGTTACTGCGCTGCCTGAGTTGACAATAAGCTGATCACGCGCAACGGCTGTATAGTTTCCTGTTTTAATAGCAAAGTTATTAAACGCTCCACCAGCACCTACCGCAAGCTTTGCAGATGTTATGGCACCGTCAGCGATTGCAGAAGCTGTAATAGCATTGTCAGCTATTAATGCAGCCGTGATAGCATCATCAGCTATAGCTGCTGTGCCAACAGCATCATCAGCGATTAACGCAGCCGTAATAGCATCGGCTGTAACACCTGTTGTTTTTATAGTAGTAAGCGGCATATTACGCTCCTAATTCTGGACGAGTAGCTGGAAAGGCTGACGTACTAGGCCAATCCCGTAGTGCCTGACGATACGTTAAAATGTTATCTCTGTTAGGCCAGTCTGGGGTCTGTGCTGCTTTGTCTGTAGACTCTAGCTCTGCATTACGCCATGACCTTTCGTTGTCTGCTATTTGTTCCGCTGTAAGCTCCGCAGACGTAGGCTCAGGATCAACAGACACTTCATAGTGATCAAAGTTAGCTTCAACAAAGTCAGCGTCAGCAATGATGGTGTTGATTACGTTACCGTCTGCGGCATCTAAGATATTATATTTCATGTTTTTCTCCTTACACGAACTCTAGTATGATCATGCCGTCACCGCCTTTACCGCCTGTGGAGGTTTCAGAACTGTTAGAGTTACGCGCATAAGCAGAACCTCCTCCTGCACCAATACCCCCCGCACCGCCATTAGCGTAAATGTGCCCACCAGAAGTTTCGTCATTATATGCAAAACCGCCACCGCACCCAAAATCACCATCAGAGGCAGTTGAAACCCTATCTTCTAGTTGATCGTTTGATGCCCCTGCACCGGCTTTAATGTCGGGTTTTAGTTGAGGTACTACATCAGTTGGTGGAATATCTATCCCTACCGCATCAACTCTAGTTGTACTAGCGCCAGTTGTGGTGACACTTTTACCGTTTTCAAAAAAGCCAAGTGCAGCGCCACCTGTACAACCTTTTGCTACAGCGGCAACTGGAACAGATGTGCCACCGCCTGTACGGTTAGCTATACTGCCTCCAGAGCCAACTCCTCCTGCACTGGATGTAGTGCTTTGAGTTGTAGTTTTTCCTTGAGTCCCACCAGTTGCAGTCATGTCGGTAATGTTAGAACCAGTAAACGAAGTAGTACCGCCAGTAACACCGTTTGCGCTTGAAGTTGTTGTGGTGCCTCCAGCGCCTCCAGCACCGACAGTGATTGTATAGGTTGTTCCAGCAGTTAAAGAAAGCTCACTTTGACAAACACCCCCCGCTGCTCCCCCAGTTGCTACGGCTTGTCCAGAGCCAGAAGCTCCACCACCACCACCAGCACCAATACAGGTAACTATCGCTGTACAGTTAATAGCCGGGGTATAAGACATTGATTTTTTAATTACTGCCTTTTGACCGCTGACAGGATTTAGAATGTCTAGCTTAGAGGCTTCGCCACCGCCACTGCTAATAAAATCTGTAAAGTTGCTCATGCCATTGCCCATCCTACTGTAGAGTTTGTATAAATAAATTGAATTGAAAGATATTCTTTATCTAGTGTCATATCAGTACCACTAGACATAATGTTACTTCCGTTACGTCCAACTACTGTGTTTGTAAAGTTTCCAACTGTAATTAAAACTCTTTGACCAATTGTAGGTGACGCAGGTAATGTGATGGTTCTTCCAGCAGTATCCACATATACATGTGTGTTTACCGTAGCTGTTATGCTTGCACTAGTAACTACTGACGTTATACCAACTGTAACAGGCTCAGAAGCTATCTTAGCTGCTGTTACGGCATTGCTTGCTATCTTGGCTGTAGTGATATTAGAATCAACTATAGAGGCTGTTACAACTGCACTCGCTGCTAATTGATCTGCACCAACAGCATCGTTTGCAATCTTAGCTTGTGTTACTGCGTCTGCTGCTATCTTAGCGGTAGTTACTGTGCCGTTATCAGGAGTACCTATAGTAAGCGTAATGCCTTCAGAACCCATCACTTCAATAGCTACACCGCTTTCTGGAGCAGTACTAAAAGTTATTGTAGTTCCAGAAACTGAATAGTTTGCTTTGCTTTGGTACACACCATCAAAATATACGTTAGTATTATTTTCTACTGTTTGTGCTGATAGTGTAAAAGCAGTAGTAGAACCATCTCCTGTAAGCTGTGTAA